AATTTTCGCCAATTTTTTGGAATGAGTTTTGACACTTTTCCAGCTTTCCCTGCAATCGGGCCAGCGGCTAACATCAACCCAGCTTCTGCCGCGCTTTGAGGAGCGAAGAAATCTATTAGACCAGTAAGTGCTCTTTGCTGCTCTGCTGCCCTTTCGGGGTCTTGATGTCGAGATGGAAATCTACTTACAAATCTTTCACCCCATGTTGGAGATACTTCCCCACCTTCTTGATACATTGGGGATTTAGGTTGGGACAGGCCAGTCTCCATAGAAGCGGATGCAATGAGCGCATCCATGGCAGTATTGCCAGTATCCATCCGCTGCATAGCGCGGCCTTCGTTAGTGATTTGTTTTAATACAGGTAAATAATCAGGGACGACCTCTTTGGGTATTATCCATTCGCCGCCCTCTAATTCAACGGGCTGTTCATCGGCAACCATGCCGGCGACTCCGCCGTGTTCGTGTGATGGCCCCCGTACTAGACCGTAACTGGGGAACCTGCTTTTTTGTTTAGCCATATGGTATGTGGATTCATAGCTATTTTATGTGTTTATAAACAGTTGGGTCAAGATACACTTAACACCTTCTGAAGTTAAGAAGGTTCTAGACAACAATGCAATAGACAATTGATTAATTCCTTGCTCCAGTTAGCCAATTGTACTTTCTTAGTTTAGGTAGTAATCTATCTTTGCGCTTACTATTTGCAAAACCCTCTTTACTTGTCGCTTGTGACTTAGGTGCCCTAGCAAAGTAGTCTGCATAGTATAAAGCATCCATGATATCATCATTCCGAGGTTTCGGATGTTCAAAGAACTCATCAACTATCTCTGTCATCTCTCTTCTAATGTACAGCTTCTTTGAATTAACGATAGGGCCAAGGGTTGTCTCCAGCCTATCTTCTTTCTTTATCCTGCCGGGTGGCTTGACACCCTTAAAGATTCCGGGCATTAGTCTTTTCTCATTGGCACTCATACGAGTCACCATATCTCTAACCATCTCTTGAGCCGCTACGGTCTCGATGGTCACCCGCTTTACGGGGCTATATTTCTTAGCCAGCTCTATAATCTTAGCTGGCACATCAAATGTTGGTATTCTTTCTCTAAAGTATTCCAGTACATAACGATTATTCCTAGAATCAATCCCCATGACCAGTATAACTTGATAGTCAGAGGTGGCTGTAGCTGTCGCCGCAAGGTCAACACCCAGATAAATGTTAATAGGAATAACCTCATCACCCTCAATAATGTAGTTAAAACCATTCATTAGCTTTCGCTCACCATTATAGTGCTGTATCCTGTCTATCTTAAAAGAGGCGTTAGTAATGTCACGGGCATCATTCATATACTCCTGAGCAAACTTATTGACTAAACCCGCCTCAATAAATTCCTGTTTCTTATGATTAAGCTTAGATAGTCCAAACTGCTCAGGCCACAGCGCCTTACCATCTTCAATAGCCCTATGAAAGAAAACATCCCAAGGATAACTCCTGTTATCTGTCTTGGCACGCTTATATCCGTCATATGTCATCTGGAGAAAGCTATCATAGTGAACAATAGTACCGGCTAACCATATCCAACCCTCATTACCGGGTGATTCCTCTAAAGCAGGATAGATTGTGGATACGACCCACTTCTTAATCTCAGAGCGACGCTCCGGTGTCTTGGTATTTAATTCAGATTCAAAGTCATCCAATATGATACCTGTATATCTCACATCAACCTCAGCACGACCTCTTAGGCGCTGGCTTGTACCTTTGGCTATGATTCTATCGCCCTTGGGTGTTACTAAATCTTTTTCCGTCCACCTCTTGCCTAGGGTGCCACCATCCATATTACCAAAGTAGTATTTTATAGTCTTATTGGTCTCAAGGTGATACCGCAGGTATTTTAAGTGGTCAATGGCCTGACCCTGTTCTTCCGACACCCAAGCTATAAAGTTCTGGTCATCCTCGCCAGAGAAACAGAGTTTATGTAGAATAGCTGATTTAGATAGGATTGATTTACCAAAGCCCCTAGGAAGTATAATACAGATACGCTCACCGGGTTTGGTAGAGATAAGTCTTTTAGATACGGTATAATGACAAGAGGGTGAGGCACTCTTGTACATAAAGTCTTTAGGTAGGAAAGCCCTTCCGAAGAATAGCAGGTCTTGATATGATTTAGCAAGTATCTCATCCCGTCGAGCCATCTCTTCAGGAGGGGGTATAACACTAAATGTCTCTATTAGCTGCTTGTCTTGCTTTTTTTCTGGCTTTGTAGGCTTGTCTTTTTCTTTTTTGGTTTTCAAGTGCTAGTTTTCGTTTTAAACGCTTGCGGGCCTTAGAACCTTTGTTGGGCACTACCACTTCACCTTATCTGCCCAGTAGGCTGCTGACATCTTACCCTTAGCGATATTTTTACCATGTCTGGCTTTAAATGATTTACGTCTCATCGTTTGTGTCCGTGATTCACCTGCTTTTGGCTTACCAGCGGTCTTAACACCCTGTTGCCCAAAGCGTATAGTCTTAACCTTTGTACCAACCTTGGCAACAACCACATGGCTTTTAGTCTTATGACCCGGTGTACGCTTAGGTTTGTTATACCCAGATACACCCGCCCTAGTTAGCCTTGAGTCTTTTTTCTTCTTAGTCATCGTTTCTTGATTTTCTTAATCTTATTATTATGAGTTCTGGCAAACTTATGTGTCTTAGTCTCCCTAATCAATGTTCCGCTATACCTTTTACCACCATATGTCCAACTTACCCGCTTTGGCTTATTGGGCATTATCTACCCCAACTCTTCTTTGCCTGACCCTGTGCTCGTCTACTTAACTCCCCATAATGATATAAACGCTTACTATTGGGGCCATGCGACTTACCGCTATGCAATTGACCGTTTGGCATCTTATGCAAACCACCTTTGTGCTGCTTACCATCTTTAAAATAGTGCTTTACTCCCATTCCCATGTTAACTCCTAATCAGTTTAATATTATAAATAGCAGTACCCCAGCGTATTTGCTTAGGATATTGCCAAATCTTTTTATTGAGATGCATTTTCTTCAATTAAGCCCGACTCAAAGGCTTTAAGTTTATCTCTAGAGAAACCGGTGAACTCTTGTATGAGTGCAATGGAGTCTGATTTCTTATCAGTCGTCAATAATCCAGATATCTTCATCAATGTCTCCAAAGCCCTGAGCTTGTCTCCATCACGGGCATTCGGCTTATCTACAACTGATTTCGCATTCTCAAGCAAATAAGTCTTCGTAATACCCAAATCATTCATTAACTCTTCAACTTCTTTGTTAATCAACGTTCTTATCCTCTTTTGTCTTAATAAAATCTTCGCCCGGTTTAAGGCGTAGCGCCTGTTCTTAGTCTCGTAGACAGTAAGATAGGCGTCAGTCGCGTCCCGACCCATGGCAACCATCTTAGCAAACAGCTTCTCACGGGCAGTAATGTATTTACTGGTCTTGTATTTAGTAAAGGTATATATGTCTTTCGCCGGCTCTCCAGCTAACTTAGCCCCGTCTACAACGAATACAGTCCCCAATAATGTCCGAACATAGTCCGTATCCTGATTATATTGATTACTGTACATCACAGCACGCCTTAATACACTAAATACCTGACCATCATCACTCTTGGCCCACTCACCTTCCTCAGCTTCCCGCCAGTTCTCCTTTAAGTTGGCTTTCTTGTGGTGCTCCCTAAATTCTTCTTCGTTTTCGTATAAATGGTAATCAACACCGCTAATCGTCTTAATATACACACTAAGCCTTAGCTTTTACATCCGGCATATCAATATTAAAGAAATCAACCAGCATAGGTGACTCTATCTCATCTATAATCAATAATATCTCCATCATGTACTCATAATCGCCAGTCTCCCGAAACTTGCTTGACAAAGACTTCAAAGCGTCAATCGCGGGCCCGAGCTCCAGTTCTTCCATATGAGTAGTTAAATCCATGACAAAATATACATAAAATAAACGCTTTCAGACAATATGAAAAAAGGTGTTGACCGGTATGGGTAAAAACGAATAAATTCAAATGTCGGTTGAGACAGAAATAATATATTATACTATAGTACTATATAGTACTACTATACTACTACTATAGTACTATTATAGTAATATTATAG